ACAAGACGAACAAGATAATATAAAAAGGTTGGAGACGCCAAAATGGTAAACATGAATAGATTAGATAAAAGATATCAGGATTTATTACAAGATATTTTAGATAATGGAGTCGTAAAAACGGACAGAACAGGTACTGGAACCATTTCAGTATTCGGTAGACAAATTAAACATAAGATGTCACAAGGGTTTCCATTACTTACCACAAAGAAAATGGCATGGAAGACAATGGTAACTGAATTGTTATGGTTCCTCCGTGGTGACACTAACATCAAATACCTTGTTGATAATGATTGTCACATTTGGGATGGTGATGCTTATAAAAGATATGAGAATAGTTATGCTGCTTGGGTGGGAAATTCATTATGGTCTAATAACGGAGAACCATGGGATAAAGAAAATTTTATTCGTTTAATTAAAACGGATGAAAGATTTTGTAATATTTTTGGTGACCTCGGCCCCATTTATGGTGCACAATGGAGAACTTGGAAAACTGAGGATGAACATCTCGATGGGGTCTCATATTTCAAATACCCACCAATAGACCAAATCACAAACCTAATCAACGACCTTAAAACAAATCCAGACTCAAGACGATTAATTGTAAGTGCTTGGAATGTGGGTGAGTTAGACCAAATGGTTTTACCTCCATGTCATTATGGATTCCAAGTGTACACAAGAAAACTATCAGCAGAAGAGATGTGGGACTTATTAAAGAATAAGGTTGGCGAAGAAAGATTTAAATCAATGGTTGATGATATAGTCCCATTTGGTGGTGGATTAAGTGAAGAACTTGGGTCTTATAAAATACCCAAACGTGCAATATCATTAATGTGGAACCAACGTTCAGTTGATACATTCTTAGGTTTACCATTCAACATAGCATCATATGGTTTATTGTTAGAGATACTTGCCAATGAAGTTAACATGATGCCGGAAGACCTAATTGGTAATTTGGGAGACGTTCATCTATACTCCAATCACATTGAACAAGCTAAAGAACAAATCAAAAGAGAACCATATAAGAACTTACCGGTGTTAAAATTTAGTCCAATACAATTGGCACATTTTGAACATCATAGAGATACCTTTGAAGACCACATAAAAGAATCCCAACCACACCAATTTATAATTGATGGGTACGAATGTCACCCAACCATAAAGGCTCCGTTAAGTAATTAACGTCCCTGTCCCTTGTATTTCTTTGGTTTTTGGTCCTTAGGACCGTAAGATTTACGAGCTTTACCTGTCGTTTTTTTACCAAATGATACCTTCATTGCTGAAGAACTTCCCTTTGCTTTTGCCATAATTTTAATAATTTAGTATCAATAAGTATTTCTTAAATATTTTTTGTATATTTGTACAATAAACTTACGAAAATGGAGGAGATTATAACCCAAAAATTCACCTACTCAACAATAACGGTTTTCAAGGATTATTGTAAGCTAATCGATAAGGAAAAATCATTAAGTTCGATGGGGGTTGATTTAGACTCACTTGATGGTGATGATGATGTGTTTGAAAGTACCGTGAGACTCATGAAGTTCACTATAGATGATTTAAGGAGACCAACGGTCGGTAGAACAACGGAATTCCCCGAAAAGGTGGGGAAAAGAAAAACAAAATTTTTCTACGGTAAACCCGGTGTAAACGAACGTTCCATAATAAACTACGCAATTAGAAATTTCGAAACCAGGGACGATAGACACATTAAAAAGCACTATGGTAATCCGTTTAGTGAAATTACTGTTAATACTATTGAACGTTCTATCAGGAGACACGGAGATAAAGTAACAATTAAAGTTTATCGTCACAATAGTCACAGAGCATTTAATAACATTTACTTTAGGAAATCGACAAGTGTGGAGTCAGTAACGTTCAATACGAATAATGGTAACTTTACCACACTTAGTATGAATAAAAGTGGGAGGAAAACAACCAAGACATTTAGAATCAACAACTTCAATTTTTTTGAAACGCAATTCAAAGACGGCGGAATTTTAAGTATGAGAAAATCATTGAGTGACGATTCGGTTCTGCTAAATGAATATAATGAGACATTTAATAATACGGATTTTATTTTTGAAATAGATAAGGTATTCAACCTAAATCAGAATTTTAGTTTTAATGGTACATGGTTCGTACAATTAATGTTACAACGTTTTGTTGAATTAAAGAAAATCAAAATTTCGAATGATTATGATTATTGGATTAAAAAATATTACCCAACAGAAAAGTTTTTAAAGAAAAATGAAAGAAAACTAATTGCATCAATTTTAGATATGTTTCAAATCAAATCTAAAATCACAATTAAAATAATGCACGAAAGTAAAAAATTGGACATACACTCATTGGCTAGATTATGTTATTTATTTGGTGATAATCACTCTAAGTACATCGGTAGTATTAATTTAGAACACTTTAAAAATTCAACTTATGAAAGTTCAATTAGTTACGGATACCCCAATTTTAAATTTGCTCAAGAATTGAAAAAAAATAAGTTCAATATATTAAATTCCGAAAAAGAAAATATTGTTAAAATTATTAATAATTTAGATGTTTCAGTTAGAGGGTTTCAAAGGTTATTAGGTAAAACGGAAACATTAGTTAATTATAATTTTTTAAACGATTTGGAAGATCACTTTAAGATGATTGGTAGGTTACGTGAATTTATACCTGATTTACATATGAAAGCAAAAACATATGATGATTTTAGAAGTGAACATAGTGAGTTATCTAAAATGATATCGATGATTAAAAAGGGTTATGTTATTGAATATGTTTTTTCAGATAAGATGGTTAATGATATTGAAAAACCGATAGATTTAAAAATTGATTTGGGTGATGGGAACCACGGAGATATAACATTTTATCCTTACATTTTAAAACGAGAAGAAGACTATAGTGAAGAAGGGAGTTTTATGCATCATTGTGTTGCCTCGTATTCTGATAAAGATAAGTCAATTATCATATCAATTAGAACCGAAGATAAGTCGGATAGGGTTACATGTGAATTCGATTGTCAAACTGGTTCACTAATACAATCAAGACATTTTTGTAATAATCAACCACCAGAAGATATGGCAATGGCGGTTATTGAGTTAACAAAGAAAACAAAGAATCACGCTAGATTGGGATTATTAAATTCAATAAGTAAACAAAAAGTTCCGATTAAAATAAATGGAGTAGAAGTTAAATCAACACAAAGAGAACCAAGAATGTTAACGGATGTTATGGGAGATGTCAATAGGTATCTACTACCCATTTAAACTTCACAATATCAACGAATCCATATATATTTTTATATGGATTTATTGTTTAAACACTACCAAGAAAAAAAAGAAACCAAAAGTAATTCTATGTCAATTTGTGATTTAAAATTATTTGGGGATGATAATAAATTAATCTACACCAGTCTTTACCATTTTAATTACCAAAGATATGGTTCAAACAAAAACGTAACGTTTGAACATGTGTTAGATATCGATATTAATAACGGTGATTTACAAGTCACCTATAAGATAATAAATGAAAATCTTACCGACGATAAGATGTTCAGAAACTCAACAAGAATTAAAAAAAACGATTTTAGGTTACTATTAGATTTAACGGAAAATGGTTTTGAAAGAGGGGAAAAACGAATCGGTTATTGGGGTGTTAAGTACACAAGATGTACCGAACAGATTTTAAACACCATATGTGAGAAGATAAAACATAAATTTAATTCCGACTACACCAAAAATAAAATACTGAAGGGAGAATATCAAGTCAACTTTTTATACGATATGTTAGTTGATTTTCATTTAAACGTTAAAGGAATTAAGGGTCATAACAATGTGTACTTCGATATACAAAACGATTACCCAAAGAAGAAATGGTTGTTAAAAAATGATAATAAATTTCTACCGTCAATTTTAGATTCATACGGAATCAAATCAAAATTCTTAATAAGTTGTCTTAATAAAACTTTAGAAAGACCAATACATTTGAGTTCATTAAATTATTTGTGCAAATTATTTGGTGAAAATCATATTGAATATCTTAAAAAAATTGATTGGGAACTCCATTGTTATGATATACCACCAAATAATAAAATACACGAATTAAAAAATGATTCAGAAAAAAGTTGTATGATAAAAATTGTTAACAATTGGGAGACGGAATCTATTAAGACAGATTCATTAGTATATTCTCTTAATAAACTTTTTACCATTCGTGATTTATTAGAATCAAAGGGGGTTGTTTTAAAATTTAAAGCGAAGACCGATGGTGAATTTGAAAATCATATGGAGTCTTGGTCGGGAATTAAATTTCATTTCGCACGTGGTTATAAAGTAAAATATGATTTACCCGTAGAATTTATAAATGACATTGAACAGGACATAAAAATAGGTAATGAAATTTTTAAACCTAAGGTTTTAGTAAATGAGGATGAGTTCAGATTAGAAGGATATAATATGAAAAATTGTATGTCTAAACAATTTCAACACGGATCATTGTATATATTTGTCGCCTTACAACATAAAAGAAAAAGAATTAATTTACAATACAGAAAAGGTAAACTGATACAGTCCTATGGGAAGGCAAATACTGCCGTTTTACCTATATTTAACAACGCCACAGATGTCTTAAGTGATAGATTTAGTAAGTACACAAACATGGAGTGGAAAAAAGAAAAATATGACTTTATAAGTCATTGATAACCAATTAAAAAAAATATTTTAATTTTTTTTGGCATTTCAAGAAATACTTTTTAAATTTGTCTTGTTCTTAAACTACTAAACTAAATAACAAATGAAGTATTTCTCGGTATGTAGTGGGATTGAGGCTGCCACGGTAGCTTGGTCACCATTAGGTTGGGAGTGTGTAGGTTTATGTGACTTCGCCTCTTTCCCTCAAAAAGTATTGTCACATCACTATCCTAACGTCCCATTATTTTCTGATTTAACTAAACTAAACGATTATGAAACCTACAAAAACCTCAACTGCGACGTATTGGTCGGAGGAACGCCTTGTCAATCTTTTTCCGATGCAGGACTCAACAAAGGAATGGATGATATCCGTGGTCAACTCTCCCTTAAGTATGGAGAAATTCTTGAAGACAAACGACCAAGATGGTTCGTTTGGGAAAATGTCGAAGGCGTTTTTAAGAGAAAACACAGAAGAGCGTTGTGTGAAATCATCTCCTCTTTCACTGGTACTAACTTCCAAGTCCAAGACCTTGACAAACAAGGAATCGTCCAAGGAGAAGAGTACTCAATCGCTTATCGGGTTTTCGACAGCCAATACTTCGGAGTTCCCCAACGACGCAAAAGAATCATCATTGTCGGATATCGTGGAAAAAATTGGAAAGTCCCATTCTCAGTATTATTTGAAGAAGGATGTTTTGAAAGCGTTAAAGAAAAGAATAAAATCAAGAGGGATGAGTACACCCAAAATATTCTCGGACACATTAAACTCGCAGGTACAGTAACTAAGTCATATGCACAGACATTAGTTGATGGGTTTGGTAAAGTATCAACATCAAACTATTGGATTGACAATAAATCAATTCGTGTCTTTACCGAAAGAGAACTTGAAAGACTTCAAGGATTTCCTGATGGTTATTTAGACTTTGAAGTTGATGGTAAGAAACCATCATATTCAAGTGTTAAGGGAGCGATTGGTAATTCAATGACAGTCAATGTAATGTATTGGATTGGTCAACGAATCAACTTCATTGACAATTATATTGAATCACAAAAAGTTTTGAAATCTCAAAAAAAATAACTATATTAGATTATGGAACCTAAAGAATCAAAATCAAAT